AACCATCCCGACCCTAACCGCCGGAACCACGACATCGACCGCCGCCAACATCACCAACGGAACGATTCAGACTCTTACATCCAGCACGGCGACGATCACTGCCGGAACCTTCAGCGGTTTGCTGAACAGCTCTACCGGCACGTTCTCCGGTGCAATCAACAGCACTGCCGGGACGATTGGCACTCTTAATTCAACCACTGGAACCATCACAAATCTTTCAACCACGCTGGTTGGCGATCTTACCATCAGCACTGGATCTGCCACAGTCGGAACCCGCGTGGCCGTGGTCAACACGGCGCAGGAATATACTGCGACCCACAACTTCAACGCCACCAGCCTCACGATCAGCACTGGCAGCACGATTGCGTGGGATCTGTCCGCTAATCAAGTTGCCAAGCTGGAAGTGACCACCAACTCAACCCTAAGCACCCCGACCAACCCGGTTGACGGCGCAACCTATATGCTGGTAGTCACCCAAGGCACGGCTGGAAGCAATACTCTTTCCTTCAGCACGGCTTACAAGTTCCCCGGAGGCGTGGCTCCCACCCTGTCCGTTGGCTCCGCTGACGTTGACGTTCTCGCCTTCGTTTCCAACGGCACCGTACTCTACGGCGTAACCAGCCAAGACTTCTCCTAACCCCTATGCCTTGGCCCGTCCATCCGACCGGCTTCTTTGGGGCTAGGGGCGACTCAGATACCTACCGCATCGAGCGGAGTTTGCGGTTTAATTCTGCTGATTCGGCGTATCTTACAAGGACATTTTCTGGAACTCCGTACACATACACATTAAGCTGGTGGGTTAAGAGGGGTGCATTGTCCACAGATCAGGTAATGTTTGGATCAAGACAGGGTGCAAGCAATCCTAGCATTGTTGAATTTCTTTCGAATAACACAATTACAATAGTCCTTGGAGTAAGCTCAACCGTTCTTACAACAACATCAGTATTTAGAGATCCGTCGGCATGGTATCATTTTGTTTTGTCAGTAACTCCAAGCAGCACTTCTTATTTTTATGTAAATGGAGTTCAGGTTGGATCATGGACATCTTCTGCAACTCCATATCTTTTTAATAGTTCTTATACAAACGCAATAGGAAGATACGGTGATTCTGCAACACTTTATTTCAATGGATATATGGCAGAGGTTCACTTCATCGACGGCCAAGCTTTAACCCCATCGTCCTTCGGCGAAACCGATCCATACACAGGCCGCTGGAAGGCCAAGGCTTACAGCGGAACGTATGGGACGAATGGGTTTTATCTTAAGTTTGCCGACAACAGCGGAACGACTGCAACAACGCTTGGGAAAGACTCAAGCTCAAACGGCAACAACTGGACTCCGAATAACTTCTCCGTCACCGCAGGCGCAGACAACGACAGCCTTGTTGATAGCCCGACAAATTATGGGACTGATACTGGGTTGGGTGGGGAGGTGAGGGGGAGTTACGCAACAAACAATCCCATAGATAACTCAGGAGGAGCAACTCTATCAAACGGGAATCTTGATGTCTCGATCTCTGGGTTAAGATCAACCAGAAGTTCAATCGCAATGACGCGTGGAAAATGGTATTGCGAGGTGCTTGTAAATACAGTTGGAAATACAATGGTCGGAGTGCTTAATTCATCCGCATCATTATCTCAGCATATCGGTTCAAATGCAAATAGTTGGGGCTACTATCATAATGGAAACAAATACACAAACAATGTGGCTACGGCATTTGGGAACACATACACAAACGCTGATATTATTGGAATTGCCTATGATGCAGATGCAAGGAAGGTATGGTTCTCAAAAAATGGCGCATGGCAGGCAAGCGGAGATCCAGCCGCAGGAACAAATGAGGCATATTCATCCATAACTGGATCAGAAATATTTTTTGGCGGATCAAACGGTGGATCTGTTTCGTCATGCAGTATTTCTTGTAACTTCGGCCAACGCCCCTTCGCCTACGCCGCCCCATCCAGCTTCAAGGCTCTCTGCACCCAGAACCTACCCCAGCCGACAATCCAGAAGCCGAGCAAGTATATGGATGCCTTGGCCTACACCGGAACCGGCGCATCCAACTCCATTTCCAGCCTAGGCTTCAGCCCAGATCTGGTGTGGATTAAGAATCGTGGAACGACGACAAGCCACGCCATTTACGATACGACAAGAGGAGCGCAGTCACAGCTTTCCAGCGACACAACTGGAGATCAGGTCACAAGTTCAAGCGGTCTTACGTCATTCGATGCCAACGGTTTTACCATTGGAACCAGCACGCTAGTCAATACCAGCGGTACGCAATATGTGGCATGGAGTTGGGATGAATCGGTTCAGGCTGGTTTGGATATTGTGAGCTACACGGGAAACGGAGCCAACCGCACAATCTCGCACAATCTTGGAGTTGCCCCAAAGATGATTATTGTCAAAGCTCGCACTACGGCTGGTGCCGATCAAGGCTGGCCGGTGTATCATTCGGGAGTCGCAACTGATGCTGAGACTGACTATCTTCTATTAAATTCTCAAGCAATAGCCGCCGACTTAAATACTGTTTGGAATGATACAGCTCCGACATCTTCGGTTTTTCATGTTGGAACAAGTGCATTAGTTAATGAGAATAATGATACATATATGGCCTATTGCTTTGCTGAAATTGATGGATTTTCAAAAATTGGAAGCTGGATTGGAAATGGCAGCGCAGATGGACCATTTTTATGGTGCGGCTTTAATCCAAAATTGATTATTGCAAAAAGATCGTCAACATCAACCGCAGAATGGTTAATATTTGATTCAGCTAGAAATAGTTTTAATGTTTCAGACTTAAGCCTTTCGCCAAGCACAAATGCCTCCGAAAGCACTCTTGCCTATTTTGATTTTGTTTCAAACGGAATAAAAATTAGATCGTCTGCAAGCGGAGTAAATGGATCAGGACAAACGCATATTTTCATAGCCTTTGCCGAATCACCTTTCAAATACGCCAGAGCAAGATAGGAGACTATATGTGGATCACATCAACTAATAACATCATCCGCCAACCCCAAGGCATCCGCATCGGCGATGTCAACCATCCGGCCAGCATCTTCTGGTGCTGGAGCAAGGAACAGCTTGCCCAGATCGGGGTCAAGCCCTACCACCCGGCCAGCGTACCCGCTGGCGAAAGGGTCACGGGCGCGTATACTGAGGAGGTGGATGGCGAGGTGTACGAGCGTTTCAACACCGAGCCAATCCCGCAAACCGAGGAGCCAGTAAATGACCCTGTCTGAAATAGCCCAATACGCCGGTGAGAAGGTCGGCAAGACCGACTCCGAAACGCTGACCTTCCTCCAGAAAGCCGCAAGCTTGGCTTACCGCCGGGTCTGGAACTTTGCCCCTTGGCGCGAGACTGTCACCAGTTCCACCTACTCGGTCGGAACCAACCGCACCATTACCCTCGGAACCAACGTGGAGACACCGCTCTCCGTATCCTATGACCAATCCGAAGTTGAACCCATCGACCTTGCCACCATCATCAGTCAAGACGCTGATCTGCTCGAAGACACCCGCACGGGTACTCCGGTGCTGTATCACTTTACTGGCAGGAATACGAGCGGAGTTGCACAGCTTGATTTGTATCCGCGATTGGCGGATACTGGAACCGTAAGCCTGCGGGTGGTGGAGAAACTGAAATGCCTAACACGCACCAACATCATTGTGGACTTCCCGCCGACCACGCAGGCGTTGGATGACGAGCTTCGCCTTCCGCACGTACATCAGGTCGTTCTTTCCCTGACCCATGCGGACGCGCTCGAGCGTGAGCGGCAGTACGCCAAGGCGCAGTCGGTCGTTCAGACCGCCAATGCCGACCTTGCGGCAATGGCTAACTACGAGCTTTCGCAGGTTGGTGGGATCAAGCAGATCACGCCTTCCAGCTTAGGCGATCTCTCCATCGAGGAAATCTCAGCCTCCTAATGCCATACTACTCGGACAACCTCGACGACCTATTGGCGTTTGACGGCATTCGCAGTTTTGCGGGTGGTCAAGCCAGCGGTCTGCAATCAGACCTCTTGGCTGAGAACCAAGTTCAGCAGTTGGTCAATATGACCCTGTCCCCCAAGGGGAGCCTTGAGACTCGGCGCGGTCTGACCAACTTCAACACCACGGCGACCAGCCAAGAGGGGTCGATTGGAGGAATGCGGTATTTTGATACGGCGCAATACGAGAACCTTGTCACCGTAACGCAAGGCAGGCTTTACAGCATCAACTCCAACGGCAGCGCAACCCTGCACCCGGCGGATGAAATCTGGGATTCGTTCACCGGAGCAACTCGCATTTGGAATAATGAGAACCAGCAGTGGGCTGATGGATTTTCCACAAACTTTGATGTCAAGGTCAGCATGGCTCAGTTCAATGACAAAATGTATCTGGCCGATGCGGACGGTCCGCTTTACTATTTTGACGGTGACGTTGCCACAAGGCAGGGCGGCAAGGTCAGGGCTATCACCATCTCGACAGGCGGAACTGGATACACCAGCGCAACGGCCATCGTTACCGGGCCGGATTGGGGCGGCACGCTTCCAACCCTGATTACGCAAGTGGCCGGTGGGGCCGTCACCGGAGTAACCGTGGTGGATGGAGGATCTGGGTATTCCGGCGCACCGACCGTAACCATTATTGGCAATGGCTCCGGTGCTACCGCAACCGCCACGGTAAGCCCGCCTCCGCTCAATCTCAGGCTTTTAATCAACACCGGCAACCGCCTCTTTGGCGTTGGATCAGCGGGGAACCGCAACACGCTTTACGCTTCTGACATTCTGGATGCCTCAATTTGGGATGCGGCAAACTCGGTCGTCGTAAACGCCGATGACGGAGATGAGATCACTTCCATCGTCCCCTATTACGAGAACCGAATCATCGTCTTCAAGAAACGGCGCATATTCCAAGTCACAATTCCTCCCGATATGACCAGCGCGGCGGATTGGGTGATCCAGCTTATCTCCAATAACACCGGGTGCGTGGCTGAGGGTTCCGCCGTACAGGTCAATTCCGACATTTTCTTCCTTTCCGATGACGGCATCCGCTCGCTGGTCAGGTCTGCGGCGGACGATTTCACCTCGGTAGGTCTGCCATTGTCAGAGGTTGTCAAGGATGTGATTCAGGAAATCAACGTGGCCGAGATTGGGATCTGCACGGCGGCCTTCTACGACAACCGCTACTTCCTTGCCGTGCCGACAGCGTCAAACGATTTTAACGATACCATCATTGTGTACAACACGGTACTGGGGGCATTTGAGGGGACTTGGACTCCGAATGTCATGCAGTTTGCTTTGACCAATTTCCAAGACGAGGGGCTTCGACTGATGAAGAAGTCCACCACTGGACAGATCCAGAAGTATAGTGGATACAAGACCCCGGCACAGGTCACAATTGCCGACTACCAAGATGCCGGAGTTGACTACGAATCCTATGTCCGCACCGCCGATATGGACTTTGGCGATCCTTTTGCCGAGAAGCATGGCAGCCACTTTGAGATTGTCTTTGACGACTCATTCTCGACCGATACGACCATCTCCATCCAGCGGGATATTGACGTTGGCGATATTGACGTTCAGCCAAACCTCAACATCTCCAGTGCCGCCCTAACCCTTCCCTTTGTTCTCCCGGCTCAGTTGCCATCCTCGGTCAAGAAAAGGCTTGCCAGCGATCTTCGGGCGTACCAGAAATGGCGTTTGATCAATATCAAGATCCAATCGGCGGCGAACAAGATGGCTATACGCCAGATCACGGCTGCGGCCAATCCAGACACCATTGAGGTTCAAAAGAACATCTCATGACGGCGGTAGAGTTTATCGAGGCTTCCGGCGTGCCTGAGTCCATGTGGCCCAACTTTAGGGAGTGGTTTGACTGGCATTCTGAGCGCGGATTGGTTGGTGTGGTTAAGGATGGTGACGAGGTGGCAGGCGTGGCAGTAGCTAGGTGCGCTAGGGGAGTGGAAGCCCCTGATCCTTATGAACATGACGAAGCCGGAGAGAGTGTGTTCGTTGACTTGACCGTATGCTCAATTGATGGTAAAACTAACCCCCTGAGCCGCAAGGCTCTCAAATGCCTGCTGAGTATACTTTGGGATAGATTCGGTCCGCGCAGGAGGATCACCTTTAAGCGCAACGGTACATACAAGGAGTACGACTACTACAATTTTATGCGAAAGGCACTAAGCTAATGGGCGGCGGACCATCCATCCCGGCGCCTCCTCCCCCTCCCGACCCCATGAAGTCGGCGCAGGCTAATGCGCTATTTTATCGTTCCTCGCTCGAAACCTACATTGAAAAGGCACCGGACATCGCTGCCTTGGAAAATGCGCTTCGGATCAAGTACCAGCCCGAGCAACGCCAGCTAGAGCGTCAATTGCAGGCAGCCGACCAGTTGGCTCAGGTACAGGCTGGTCTACAGATCGAGCGCCAGTACGGACCGCAACGTACTCTTGAATCGCTTCGCCGGCAGTACGAATATAGCCCGCAGGCTTTTGCCTTGAACCGTGCGCTTGGCGATCAGTATACTCGCCAGTTCGAGCGTCTCTATGGATCTACTCCGTACGGAAGCGTAGAGCCACAGGTTATGATGGGTGGAGGTGGAGTTCCCGCCGCAAGCTACACCCCGGGAATTACTCCTGCCATCGGGGCGCCTGAGTTTAGCACGAATATTGAAGATGTGATCGCAAGGAACGAGGCGGCCAAGAAGATTACCACGCAAAAGTACAGGGCTGGGGAGATTTAGTATGAGCAGGGCAGTTGGATATCAGCTTTCAAGACAAAGGCAGGCAGCGCGAGAAGCTGCCGCACTTCAATCAAAAATTGATGCAGCAGCAAAAAAGGGTGAAGACGCAGCCAAGAAGGCGATGGAAGATTCTTCAAAAAAAATATCGGAATTGCAGGCAACATATGAAGATCAGCTTTCCAAGAATCAGACATACAATACGCTTGCAGAGCAGATTGCCGGTCTTTCTGGTGGAGTTCGTCGCGGTGGAGGAACAGACTTGAACCAAGCACTTACTCAACTTAGCTCTGGCAGGAACTACGGGGCATCCGATCTTTCGTCCAGACTCAACTTCCAAGTTTCCGACCAACAGATTCTGGACGACTACAACTCCACACGTCTCGGCCGACTGAACCGCATTGTCGAAGACGGGACAGCACAGATTGCAGGCATCCAAAGCCGGCTTGCGGCTTCGGAGGAATTGCTGGCTGGTTTGCCGTCGGGAGATCCTCGCCGCACGTCCGCCAAGGTATCCATCGACCAGCTAAAATCAGACCTTGCCAGCGTGCAAGGTGCGGTCACAAAGGCGAGCGAGCAGGTCAAGAACTACAAGCCGATCACCGCTGATAGTGAAGATGGTTTGAAAGAAATCACCTCCTTCCGCGAATTCGTCAAGCTGCCTGAAGAGCGTGCCGGCGAACAACTCAAACAGATTGACCCGGAATCCTACAAAACCGCAGTTGGTCTGGGCCAACGCTATCGTCAGCTTGCGACCGAGGAGTTGCCTGCGACGACGACTCCGCAGACCGAGCAATTACGCAACACCATCGAGCAGGAAGCACTCAACCAGCTTCGCCTTGGCTCGACCTTGGGAGCCGAAGAAAGGCGTGGATACGAGCAGGCGGTGCGTGCCGCCCAGACCGCCCGTGGCAACATCTTTGGCCTTGGACCGGCAGTGCAGGAAGCGGCGCAGATTGGTGCCGCCGGGGAACAACGCAAGCTTGCGCGTTACGGGGCGGCGCAGCAGTTCCTGGCTTCCGGAGAAACGACCG